GAGACCGTATTCTCGAATGAGGAGGTCTGCGGTAGAATCAACGACGAATTCGTATTTCCACTTTGTTCCGTCTGTGAGATAACGACGCTTGTAAGCCACAGCAAATAACGGCTCAATTCCCGTTGTAGTGCCAGCAAGAATTCCAATTGAGCCAGTGGGTGCGATAGCTCTGTATGCGACTGGCTTGCTGATATACAGTCGCTCACAATGCGCGTTAGCAGATCGTTCGGATTCTGATTCATATACTTTTAACCATTCATGTAGTTCAGGTGTTACTTCGTATTTGTAACCTTTTTTAAGTAGCCATTCGTGAATGCCCATAAGCCCCAATCCCAGTCGTCTATTTTGTTCACGAACTTTGTACACTTTTTCATAAGGAAGCTCGGCTCGAAGCGTTCCGCAGACGAGAAATTTTGAGGCAAGGGAAACAACATCTTTAAATTCATCAATAGATGAAATATTCCCAAGATTGATCGAACCAAGATTACAAACATCTGAATCATCTTCTGAGGTTACCTCAGTACAAGCATTACGAAGAGTTTCATTCTGTTTTGCTCCAAAGTTAAAGCTAAATCCGGGTTCTCCAGTTTCCATTGCTTGACGACAGTTTTGTAGGAAAACTGGATTAGAAGCTAAACTAGTAGTAAATTCTCCAGTTGCCCATGATGTCGCCCCAAGAGCATTATCATCATAATTAACAGAGATATTAGTCATATCCAGCGGAGCCGGAAAGTTAAAGTCTTTGCTCTTTAGTTCTCTGACTTCAGGTGACCAATTTTTTGCTTCAAGAAACAGGGGGATATCCTCGTGTGCCCAATTGAGGCTGGCGTAGATAGCTGAACGGCGTGAACCGCCCTGCATCACGTTTCGCCCAATTTCGTTAATTGCTGACATGAGAGGTAGTGGCCCCGAAGCCGTACCTCCAGTTCTCGAAAGAGGCTTTCCACTCGCACGAAGTCTAGAGTAGTCAATTCCAATACCTCCACCAGTCATAAGACAAGACATTGCTCGCCAAGTTACGTTACTCCATTCTTCTCGTGTATCTTCTTCTGCTCGGAGAAGGTAACAATTATTGAAAAACTTCGCAGTCCGACCTGCATAATAGAGATACCGACCACCCGGTACGAATTTAAATTCTTTAATCCACTGAGCAAGTTGGTCACGATCTGACTTAGACATGAGTGGTCGATCTGTTCCCCATCGACTACCACACACATCTTCAACAAGCCGCTCGGCGAGGGCATCCCAAGTGTCGTTAGGTCCTTGTGCATATTTAAATTTAAAAATGTTTTCTGCGAATTGTGTTTTAAACCGATTTATTTGCATTTTTTTCTTTATATTCTTTTACTTGTTGTTTCCAATCTTTATTCTGCTCACGAAAAATAACGCCCTTACGAGAAGGGCGGGAATCTTTCTTATCTTTTATAACGTCTTTTTTAAGCGTCATACTTTCTTTGTTACTTGATGTTGTTCCGTGCGTAAAATAGCGAGCGATCGCCGAAAAGGTAAAAACCAATACAAGCTGCGAAGTTAGTTACAGCATCAGAGACAGGCAGCCCGGTGAGCTGCATCACTCCCCAAGTACCTAGAACAATAGCGGCGGCAAACGGACGCATGAGCCGTACAACAGCTTCTACCCAGAGATAGGTAGGGTTAGTACCACCAGCATCATTGATAGCTTTGAAAAGATTAAGATCAAGTTCTTTAATCTTTACGTAATCATCAATATTAGTCGGCTTGAACGTTTCGGGAGCAAGCCACCGTTGAATAGCGGCTTTACCTCCTTCTACGACTAGTGGAGCTAGCGCTGCAAGCGCGGTAAAAGGATCAAACATTAGCTTTCACCCACACCTTTCATACACTTGTGCAGAACTTCATTAAATACATCATCCGGAGCTTTTTTATTGTGATAAGCAATAACAGCTTGGACTTCTAGTTGAGCTTTCTCACTTGGACTAAGGCTTAGATACTCAGGCCGTTGTAAAACCTTTTTAATAGCTTCTTGTACTTCTTGAAGAGTCCATCCCATATATTTAGCGTTTGCTACTTGCTTACTGAACATGGCTTTACTGGAGCAATCCTTTAGTTCTGGATTGGCGTTAGCGGTAGTCACCATTACCAGAGAGGACACCACGAGCAAGGCGAGAAGAAAGTTTTTCATAATTTTGTTGTAGAATAGTTTCAGGATTAAGGTTTAGTTCATCACACAGTCGGCACAGATACCAAAATACATCTCCGACTTCAGCTTCTGCTGCTGTGCGATCCCAAGAGTTATCTCGAATAAGTTTCTTTACTTTACCAGCAAACTCACCAGCTTCAGAACACAGACCAAGAGCAAGATATTCTAGAGCCTGTTTTTCTGGATAGATTGCTGTAGTACGGGTAAAAAATGTATAATCAGTTAGATTCATTTTTAATTAGTTCGATAAGAAGTTCAATTGAATGTTTTGCTTTTTCTAGGTCTTCAATTTGTTTAGCTACGTTGTCTTTCCATTTAAAAGGATACCGAGCAACATAAGAAATAACTTCTGATTGAAGATTGTTCAGGTTGTTCTCATAACAAAACTGATAAGGCTGAATCTTAAAGTGTTGATAATGCGATCCGCCTACTTGGCGGGAACTCGCTTTTACTTGTTCAGTCAAATTTCCTTCTTCCCAAAATTGTTTATTTTGTTCCCAATTATCCATATTTCTTTCTTAGATAGGAAAGGCTAATTGGGAGTTCGTCAAACGAACCATTCTTTACATCATGAAGCATCCAAATACCATTCCAGTGATTATTAGTCTGTGGATTCAGATAATCTTCATTGTGAAGGTAAAAAGACCCTGAAATAATTGCTGTCATGTTTGTCCCATCAGCACGCTGGCTGTACGCAATATCTCGCCCTTGTTGGTGGCCAGCAAAGCAAGACATGTGCTTTTTAGTTAGAATAGCCCGTGCAGAAACGCAAGGACGCCCAAGCTGACCAGAACTGAAATAGTGGGAATAGCACACACCATCCACCACCACAGGTTCGAGAAAGTCGTATACTTCCCAATCTTTGTACGGAAGATCATCAATAGAGATAAGTCCTTCCAACTTTCGATCATCGTTAATAGCACGTAGAATACGTTGTTCATGGTTACCAAGAGTCATCACTAGACGAGGCCGATAAATCTTCTCTTTGTTACGTCGTTGCTGGGCTTGAAGTTCTCGAATGGGATCAAGAAACATCCTCATTCCTTCCGCAGCGGCTTCAATATCAGCTTTGTAACTTCTTCCTTCAAAGGATTTCTTACCAACATCGTAAGAAGATAAGGAAGACATATCGGCAAAGTCTCCGATGCAAACAATTACATCAGGTTTCTTGGAGGCCGCATAGCGACCAGCCCAAGTAAGGTGATCTAATGGAACTCCCGGTTTTACTTGACAATCAGGTAGAACTAGGTGTTTTGTCATTTTTAGTGTAGTTTGTTTGAGTCATGGACTGGTTGTAGCATAAATTCATCTTCTTCTTCCGGAATTCCTGTAATCTCTTGCTGAGCATTTAGCTGAGATTCAAGATACATATGGAACAACGCTTCTTGGATTACTCGGAAGTTGTTCTCAATCTCTTGATATGATTCGTAGAACTCGTCGGATACTTCTAGTTCAGGATCAGTCAGATTGACCATCTCGTCTTCTAGAAAGAATAGGGGAGTGCGTTCTAGCACTAGATATAGTTTCTTACTCATTTTTATTGTTCTCCTGTGTTAACCATTCTTGAGGTATTTCTCCTCTGGTTTGTTGCCAGCACGCGGCCTCAAATCCGTTCTTCTTTGCCCACTCAAGGTAGGTAGTCTTAGACCCCCGTCGAACTTTGTTGTTCCCTTTTTGAAACAAAATATAGATTGTTTTGTCCGGGTTCTGTTCTTTTACAAGAAGCATCTTTTCAATTGTTTCTCGGTCAAGCTTACCTTTACTCTCGATAAATACTCCGTCTCGCACGGTCCAGTCTGGATTGTACGTTCGTTTTTTAGCTGGAACTACATAAGTTAGTTTATCTTGTTCGTATCCTAGTTCTGGGTACTTACGAGCAATTTCTTCCTCAAATTTTGATCTCAAGTTTTTTCCAATTTTTCTCCGGTTCTTTCAGAAGCCACAAGCAATCTGCTATATCGTGAAAAAGGTGTTCTCGTCCGTGATGGTTGTACAAATCCCAAACAAAGCGGAGTCCTTCTAGAAAATCTGTTTCACTATTGATTGTGTCTTCAATGTATTTAAACTTCTTTGGATAAGCTGGCCGGATTAGACCATCAAATCCTTGCACGTTATCTACTTTATCCCCAAGCACCATTTGATGAAGAAAGAATTGCTGGGCTTGGGTTTCAGTTACTTCGTAAAACTCTTTTTTATTATAGTTATAATGCGTTCCCGGAAACTGATTAAGGTCTTTATCAATATGAGCAATAAGTACCTTACTATTAGGTTCGCGGAACACTTCAATTCCGATATCGTCATCGGCTTCCTGATTTACTGACCAAACTGCTCCAAACTCTTTTTCAAGAAAACGCTTTGCTTCAGTTAGATGAACTGGTCTAGGAGTAGAAGCTCGATTAGCTTTGTACCAATCATAAGAAGTCTTTCTAAAGTTATCGGAGCCAGTAAGATAAAACTGAGTAAACTCACACTCAGGCAGTTCTCCAAGAACTTGTTGACAACTGTTGTACAGATCATCTAACACATTATCTAGAGGTTCATCATCTTTTCCCACTACAGCACGGTAAGCAAGAGTATCTGAATCAATTAAAACTTTATCAGGCATAAGCTAGTAAAGCCTTTGTTGATACGGGGAAAAGATTATCTAGGTTATACTTAATACCGTGAGCCACAAGACTGGTTTCATACTGACTGTGAGGATCGGTACGAAGCTTAACAACTCGTGCAAAAGCAGCTAGTGAACCACTCCAAATCCAAGTTGTGATCATTGATTGTGGAAGAATCATACGAACTTGTTCAGCACACGTTCCCATATTAATTAGATAATTATAAAGATTAAGATTGGCTTCCATTGTTTGTTTAATCCAAAGAGGATCATTATCATCTAGCTCTACTGGGTGTGCTGAACTTCCTTGCTTAACATTCTGTGCTTTAGCTCTCCACGTATCTGGAATATAAAACTCAGGTTCAGTATCAACATACCGACGAGATACCTCGTTCCAAGCAAGTCCAACTGTGTGCTTTTGAAGCTGTCGAGCAACGAAGATTGGAGCCTTAATTCTAAACTTTAGATAACAATGAGAGAACGGACTCCAGTGCTTGTGCTTGGCAAGATAATCAATAAGTTTAGAATCTTGCTCCTTGAGTCTATTGTAAGGAGGGAGTTTTCCTCCTGTAATGGGATCAGTTGGACAAAGAGCTTCAGATTCCCAAGCACTTTCTTTATCAAAGGAAACTCGTGCGGCATTTACTACTTCCAGATCA